ATGACTACTTCAAAGTAGGTAGTCAAGAGATCCTTTATCAACTTGAATTTGGTTGGTGGCAAAAGTATTGCGATACGGTGCTAGGGGCAACATATTACACTAACTTACCTAACGGTGCATTGATATCCTCATTCAACCCAAGTCTGCTCATCAAAAATGATCAGACACTAATACGCCTTGATACATTCATGGCTGTAAAAGTATTCTACGAATCAATCGTGTCAGATACTAGCAACGTCAACGATGTCGACCGTGTTAACTTTGATCATGCATTGCGTAGATATCAGAGTGAATGGGAAAAAGCATTGCAATTGATGAATTTCTATGATCTGAACCAAGACGCTCCTAACGGTCCAACGACTAAGTTAGAAGAGAATTGGACAGCAGACGTAGACTATTTCAACAATGACAGGAGATATTTCTGATGCCATCAAGACATCAACCATTAATATCTAAGGAGGCTATCATAGAATATATGAGAGCCACGTGCAACACACTTACACCTATCGTGGAAGTGAGTGGCATATATCCTAGTAGTGATGATGTTGTGGCATATGGCGTTTATGTCAGAGATGCTCACCCTGTCAGTCGTGAAGTAAACATCAATGGTGTGACCCCTTGTGGGCAGATATACACCGTGACAGATCAGTTTGAGATATTATATGTGAGTTTCCAAGATGACCCACAAAGTATTTTTGTTTTAGGTACGATCAATGATCTTGCCGCAGACAGACAATTCTTTAATGGTTATTATGAAATCACATTTAGTAAAACCGAAGTGATCGGTAATCGTAGTGAAAAACATACCTATACTTTCAATTTAAAACGCTTGGATTTTAATGATTGACGCCACTAACTTTAAGGAGACAATAAAATGGCATACATTACAGTAAACGAGACAGGTACTTTCCCTGCACTCATATTGTCAACTGATGTAGCGAACTCTAACGTTGGCGCAAGTGGTAATGGTTTTGTTGCTGGAACATATGTTTCTGGTAACGCAGCCAACACAACTTTGTTAAATGTTACTTGCTTGCAAGATGTTACTATCACAAATAGTACTGGCATCTTCAGTTGGACAGACTTCTGTTCAGCAAGTATCAACAAGGTTACTACACCTAGTGACAACGAGATCAGTACTAACATCGTAGTAGATGACGAAGGATTCTTTGGTGCTAACGCATCAGCAAACACTTCAGCATCATACCAAGGTGTTTCTGGCTTGAGTCAGAATCGTATTGAAGTCGCATTCAGATTGCAGTTGAACAACAGCGCAAATATTGGTAACGCAGCGCCAGCAAATACTTTCATCTATCATGGTGTAGGTTATTTGAGTTCTGTTGCACCAACAGTATCACCAGATAGTCCGGTATGGGTGTCACCACTCACTATCGCGGTATCAGGCGATATGGGATCTGGTCCTAAGGTCTAATTGACCAAAGAAAGAGGGCAGAGCGATCTGCTCTCTTTTTCTATATGGTGAACAAATGAATAACAATAACAATACCTTCCTAAAGACTGAGGAAGAAAAATTAAGAAGTCTTATCGCCGACGAGGCAAAATTACTTCCAATGTTGACTAACATGGAAGCCACTATCAGACAGATGAAAGCGAAACAAGCCTTTCGTCTAGCATTGCTCAATCAATTACTAGAAGAACACTATGACAAGTACGCTGGTAATTAATAAATACATTATAACAATTCATAAAGGAGATAACAAGTGAATATCAAAGATTTTGCAAGTAAACCAGAACTAGTAGAGATGATCATCGATAATGATGATATCATCGAAAAGTATGGTGAACCTATCACGTTTCACACATACAACATCGTGCGTATGTCAACATATTTTGACTTCTTTAACGCACGTAGCAATAACGAATTTAGCAACCTAGACAAGATGATGAAAAGCATGATCTTAGATAGTCATGGCAATCGTATATTAGCAGATGATGAGGATTTACCAATTGATATTGCTGCCGCAGTCATCAATAAACTAGGAGAAGTGTTGGGAAAACCACAGAGCAAGGCATCGATCCAAACGATTGGAGAAGCGCAAAAATGATCACGATAGGTCGTATGGCTGAGAAGTATGGTATGTTACCACATGAAGTGGAACAACATGCTACCACATATGATTTCATGATTACCGATGTCCTTGCTGCCTATGAAAATTACATGAATGCAAAGAAAAATGCAAAAGGTGGTACTATAGATCCTAAACTTTATAATTTGAGTACTGAACAATTGCTCAAGATCAAGAACAGTGGGAAAAAATAATGGCTAGCAACTGCGTGAATCGTCTTAACAAAGTATTACAGACACTTGATGATAAAAATATCAGCAAAGTTGCCTATGATGCTTATAAAGATAATACACCAATTGGAGATCCAAATCGTTGGAAATCACGCAGAGCACCAAAGAATTATAAACCTGGTAATGCAAGACGCAAGACTGTGTTACGCAGTAATGAGATACAAGCGAATTACCCATATGCGCAAAGATTGGAAGAGGGTTGGTCAACACAAGCACCAAAAGGTATGACTGAACCTACGTTGCAAGAAGTGCGTGATTATGTGTATAACAAACTAGGGATCAAGATATAATGGCAACAGTAGACAATTATAAAATCAAGATACAAGTCGATGGTCAACAACAAGTTGAAAATCTAAACAAAAGTTTAGATGGCTTGCAGACTACACTTACCAGAACTGCTACTGCGGGCGTAGCCGCATTTAGTGCATTAGCAATAAGTGCAGCCAGAATGGCAGATGGTATCGTTGATCTAGCAGATGCCACAGGTCTCAGTGTCGCTAAGATATATCAATTAAGCACAGCATTAGAAGCCGCTGGTGGTCAGTTCGATAGTGGTGGACGAATGCTCATGGCATTCAGTCAAAGTTTAGGTGATATCGAAAAAGGTAGTGAACAAGCCATAGAGTCACTGACTAAGTTAGGATTAAGTCGCAGTGAGATAGAAAACTTAACTGACGAACAATTATTCAATCGTGTCGTGCAAGGTCTTGCAGGCATGGAAAATGGTTTTGAGAAAACACGCATCGCTACAGAATTGTTTGGCAAGTCGGCAGCCGGTGTAGACTTTAAAAAATTAGCAGATGGTCTCAACCAAGCAGTAGATCCTAATGTAGAACGTAATTTAAGATTAGCCGCAGATGCTATTGGTCAGATAGAAGTTGCATTTAGAAATCTACAATTAGTTGCATTACAAGCAATAGCGCCAATATTGGAAGAATTATCTAAATTCGAATTCAGTACTGAAGATGCCAAGAAGGCGATGCAAGTATTAGGTGCAGTAATCGCAGGTGCGTTTGCCGCAGCCACAGTCATACAGATCACTAAGGTTATACAAGCAGTAAAAGCATTAGCCACAGCAATGCGTGCCGCGGGCACAGCAGGCGCATTTTTAGCAGGCTTGAGTGGTGTTGGATTAGCCGCAGTAGCAGCCGCAGGCGTAGCAGCCACAGCAGCCTATGTAGCATTAGGCAAGGCTATGGGCGATGCTGCCGATGAGAAGGAAAGATTAGATGGTGCACCAACTGCACCCGGCATGCCAGCAACACCATCAGGCGCACCACAACGCACGATAGGTCAGACACCTGCTGACAAAGCATTAGCAACTGCAAAAGCACAGACTGAAGAGATGCGCAAGCAGAATCTGGCTGCATTAGAATATGAAAGAATAGTCAATGGCACTATTGGCGTAAGTCAAGAGATTGCCGATGCTACAAAAATCGATGCGCAATTGCAACAAGATCGTGCTAAGTCTCTGGCTTCATATGAGAAACAGATTGCCACATTGAAGGCAGATACAAGCAAAAACAATCAAGCACAGATAGCAGAGTTACAAACACAACAACAATTAGCCGATAAGCAATTAGTTGCTATGGCTGCACTTAAGAAAGAAGCAATCGATAGAAACTTTGCTGAAAGACAAACAGCAGTTGATCTACAGAAACAATTGGGCTTGATACAGCAACAGAGCCAGCAAAACACTGCTAACATGCAAGCAGAGCAAATGCGTAAAGTCATTGCTGGCGAGATCACACAATCAGAAGCCAATAATGTTATCGCATTGAATAAAATTCGTGAAGATGGTTTAGCAAAGCAATTACAGTTAGAACAACAAATCGCCGGCGAAAAAGATACGATCAGAAAACAAGAATTACAAAATCAATTGAATGCTACTAAGCAGGCTACAGATTTTGCTATCAGCGAGAAACAACGTGAGATCGATGAGAAGAAAGCATTAGAACAAAGTTATGCCGCAGGCGTTGTGCAAGCAGTCAGTCAGATAGCAGATAGTCTAAAACCATATAAGATGGCACAAGATGCTATCGCACAAACATGGGGCAAGATAGGTAGCGCAGTCGATCAATTCGTAGAGACAGGTAAATTCAAGTTTAGTGATTTTGCACGAAGTGTTATACAAGATTTGGCTAAAATGATATTGAAAGCACAGATATTCAAGGCTATACAAGCGACATTAGGCTTATTTGGTTTCAGCATACCAGGACTCGCTACAGGTGGCCCAGCAAATGCAGGTCAACCATACATCGTTGGTGAGAAGGGTCCTGAATTGTTCGTGCCAAAGAGTGCAGGTACTGTGATACCAAATAATCAACTAAGTGCAAGCACAGAAGCGATGGGCACAGGCAAGGTTAATGCTCCTATCACTAACAATTACATAACTAATAACATAAGCGCGTTAGACGCAAAATCTGTAGCGCAGTTGTTCGCTGAGAATCGCAAGACATTGCTCGGTGTGACTGAGACTGCTCGCAGAGAGATGGCATACGCATAATAGGAAAACATATGGCAGGCTTACAAACAATTATAAACAATGCTAGTGGTATGACGATAGATCGTAGAAAGGTCGTTGGCGTGCAAGTAACACGCAATGAGATACCTCGCACTAGCCTCACACCAACTAAACAGCCATGGCGTTTTGTATTGACTATGCCATCAAGTTTAAAATATTACAACAATCGTGATCTATTAGAAGCATTAGATACGATAGATAGATATACACCACAATATGTGACATTCAGCGATAATAGTTGTTTAAGTTGGATATTTAGATATCAAGGTCAATTGACAACAAATCAATTGAATGGACTTACTGTGCAAAGTTTCGTAGGCAATCAATTAGTATTGAGTGGTCTACCCACAGTACCTAGCACTAGAGTTATATTTGAGCCAAACGATTTGATACAGATAGGCAATAATAAATATCCATTCACTAGCACTACACAAGTGACTAGAGGTAGTGCAGGTACAGTCACAGTTACTACAAATAGACCAAATATCATAACAAGTTCAGTAGTAGGCGCAGGATTGACTGTGGGTAATAGTTGTGAATTTTACATGTTCTGTCCAAACATGCCAACATATAAGTTGATACCAGGTGGCTATGCTAGAAATAATGGAACAACATTGAACAATGCATTGATAGAATTCAATGATGATTTCACTCTTTATGAGTGGGTAGGAACAGCATAATGCAATCGATACCTCAAGTAAGTAACAATGCTACGCAGATCAATAGCGCAGAGTTCGTGAAACTCACGATATTCAATGAATATCCGCCAACAGTCGCGGCTAATATCGCTGCCAACACTACTTACATCATACAGACATCAGGTAACACAAACTGGACTGCGATTGGTGCAAATAGCAATGCAGTAGGTACATACTTTACTGCAAATAGTGCAGGTACAGGTAATGGTACTGCTAGCAATGTCACAGTCATAACAGCAAGCACAAGTTATAAAAATGAAGTCATAGCAGGTAATACATATAGTGCATTGCAAGGACTATTACAAGTTGGTACGCAGGCTAGAAACATTCGTGTAGCACAGGGTGATACTACCATAGCACTCAGTGGTATCGATGGTAATAATATCTTTACTGTGCTTGCTACAAAGATCAGAGGTAGTGAATTAGAGATATATCGTGGATTCTATGATAATAACATGGTAATAGAAAGTCCCGTATATCAACGCTTTCGTGGCATCGTTACTACATATGCTGTCACAGAAGATCGTGAAGGTCAAGATGATAATTTCACAGTCAGCATAAACGCAAGTCCATATAAGACTGTGTTAGAAAATAGAATTGCAGGAAGAAAGACAAACAAGGAAAGTTGGCAGTTCTTTAATAGCACAGACACTAGCATGAACAATGTTTATAGCATAAGTGGCGTGCAGTTTGACTTTGGACGAGATCCAAAAGGCAAAGTCACAGTACCAGGACGCGGAGGCATACCAGGTGGTCCTGGTGGTGGCAACGATCAAATGCAAGAGAATTAAACAAATGAACATACGATTAGCAAATAAACATGATCTACCATATTTCATACATATGGTGCGTAAGATACATCAATTAGGTGATATAGGTACCTTCGAAGTAGAATTAGATGATCAATACCTAAACAGTATGTTTGTTACTGCCATTAATGGTGGTGGTTTAGTATTGATCGCAGAAAGCGATGAGCCTATAGGTATATTGATGGCATTGATATCACCAAATATTTGGAGTGATAAGACATTATTGATGAATGAACTATTATGGTATGTCGATGAAGAATATAGAAATACCAGAGCAGGTTATATGTTATTGAAATCATACCAAGAATATTGCGAGACATTGAAAAAACAAAAGCGTATACACTTTTATACGATCAGCACAGCCAAATCAATGTTTGACATAGAGTTCACTAGATTTGGTTTTGATAAGATAGCAGAGAGTTGGATAAACACAGAGGAATGATATGGCACCAGTAGTAGCATTTGTCGCAGCCGCAGTAGCAAAAGTCACAGTAGCCGCTGTAGTCAAATTCGTAGTCACCACCGCATTTAGTATTGGCGTCAGTAGATTATTGGCTAAAAGAGCCATAGCAAAGGCACAAGCAGGTGGTGATGGTGGTGGTCGCGTACAATTACCGCCAGCAACAGATAACAAGATACCTGTAGTATATGGTAGCGCATTCACAGGTGGACCAATCATTGATGCGTATCTGACACCAGATCAAAAGACCATGTACTATGTTGTAGCGTTATCAGAAGTAACTGATAATGGTACTATCAGTTATGGTGATATCTATTATGATGGTAAATTAGTACAGTTTGGTAGTGATGGATCAGGTGGCACTACAAAAGTCACAGCATTGATCAATAATAATGTCAGCCCAACGCAGACTGATACGAGAGTTAATGGATTCTTGAACATATATCTTTACAAGAACGGTAGCACAGGTGCTACTAGCGGTACGAACACTACACAAAACGCATATGATGTGTTTCCTGGTTGGGGCACTAGCACATATGCAATGACTGATTGCGCATTTGCAATAATCAAAGTAGTTTATAGCACAGATGCAGGTACTACAGGACTAGGCTCACTAACTGCACAAGTCAAGAATACTGAAAATGGACAAACTGCGGCTAGCGGTATCTATAGACCAGGCACTGCATTAAAAGATTACATGATGAACACACGCTATGGTTGTGCTATACCATTAGCGCAGATCGATACTGCAAGTTTAGATGATGTCAATACATATAGCGATCAAACTATCACAGTAACAGGGGGTCCAAGCCCTACACAAGCAAGATATCGCATCAATGGGCCACTAGATACAGCACAAAATTGCTTGACCAATCTACAATATCTTGTAGACACTTGCGATAGTTGGTTGCAATATAGTGAGTTACAAGGCAAATGGAAAGTAGTGCTTAACAAAGCATATACTCAGACGCCAAATGCACAGACATTAAATGATCTATTCTTGGTAAACAGTAGCAATCTTGTTGGTGGTATAGAGATAAGCCCTATCGATCTCAATGAAACATATAATCAAACAGAAGTCGCATATCCAAATTTAAATGTGAAAGATCAGACTGATTATCAGATCATCAATCTATTTGATACTAATCCATCGTTGTTGTCACAAAATGAAGCAGTCAATAGATTAAACATCACATTGCCATTGGTAAACAATGCAGTACAAGCAAAATATTTGGCAGCAAGACGCATATATCAAAGCCGTGAGGATCTTGTCGTTAGTTTCCGTACTGATTATTCAGGCATACAAGTAGAAGCAGGCGATGTGGTTCGCATAACACATGAGACATATGGTTGGACAGATAAACTCTTCCGTGTCAGCGAAGTCATAGAAGAAAAAGATATGAATGGTAACTTGTTTGCAAGTTTCCGTGCATTCGAATACAATGCTACAGTTTATGTCGATGATCCTGTAGCCGATTTTATACCCGCATTCAATACAGGATTGAAAGATCCTAATATCATAAGTGCGCCATGTGATCCAGTCATCACTAATTTCACAGACACACAAGGATTGATCACAGGTTTCGAAGTCGAGAGTTGCGTACCAGAAGAAGGTCTTGTATTGTACATGGATTTCAACTATGGTAATAATAGCAATGTATTGACGCATTTGTTATATCGTACATTACAACAGAGCAATGGTACTCCATTCACTAATAGTCCTGATATCGCTAATGGTAATGTCACAAGTGTAATCGTAGATGTCAATGACTTACCCGCAGGTAATCTATATTGGAGCGTGACTGCTAGAAATAACACAGCAGGTAAGCGCAGTGGTGCAAGCAATGTGTTCCCGTGGGGCGGTGCTAACATACAACCTTATAATAGCAATACAGGTAATGGTGGTCTTCCTGGCAATGTCTATAGACCAAATAGTATCCCTGCAAATGCTATCGCAGGAAGCGTTGGCGTTACAGTACAAGAAGAAGGGATCAATGTCATCACCAATGGTCAGACATTGAACTTCAGGGGTATTGGTTTCGATATTACTGCCGCAAATAGTACAAGAGCAAATATTGCCTTAGATGGTAATCTAACTATATCACAAAGAATAAGTGGTAATAATTTCAGCATCAATGAAGGAAATCCTCAAGCAAATCTAGCACCTGTATTATTACCAGTCGATGCTACTGCAAATAGCACACGAAATGTCCCCATATATTTTATTGGTGTAGATCCTGGCGCTAACAACATTTATCCATATTATCAAGGTACGGCACGAGATACGGCTGGTAGTAATGGTAACAATTATTATCAAGCAAATAGTACTGGCGCCTGGACTCCTTCTACGGCAGCCATATTGACTGCAGGAGATGGTGAAGATAATTGGTATGCAGTTTGCACCGATAGTTTTGCTAATGGCAGTTTAGTCAATAATCAAGCATATTTTATTAATGCTGGATTTACTGCTGTGACTGATACACCAGGAACAATATTGCAAATTGTACAAGGTTTTAAAACTGGCAATAATGCATTTTATTTTAGTGATACCAATAGAATGGACACACTAGAGATGCTATCTGATACTACACAATTTAGTTGGGAAAGATTGCAGACAGAAATCTTTAGTAATGCTTCCTCAATTACAGGTGGAGCAGTTTTAGTAAGATGTATAACTGATAGTGCTAATGTCATTATAACATCGGGAAGTATTGTATCTTCAAAAGGACAAACACCTTTCGTATAAGAAATAATAAATAATATATAGGAATCAAGAATATGAGTCTACTATTAAACGGCGCAAAAACGATGACTTTCGCAGGCACGGAGATGCAATGCCTCGAAATCTACACAGGGGAAGCATATACTTTCCCATTAACATTTACAGATACTAATGGCAATGCTGTCAACTGCAATGGTTGGACATTGAGTGCTGCCGCTAAGTTCTATACTGTAGATGATATCACATATGGTGCAGGCACCGCTACTGATACAGTTGTGTTAGGTAACATCAATGTAAACAACACACAGCCCAATGCTAACGCATATACCTTAGTCACAGCATTCACCAATGCTAACGCGGGTACGGGCTATCTATATGTTGGTAACAACATCACTGGTACTGCTAACGTAGGCATACCTAATGTTGCATTAGCCAATAATGCAGCCAACAGCACACTAGTAATCGTCACATTGAATGTCAGCAGAACTAGCAATAGCAACGTCAGTTTGACAGATATAAACAGAGAACCATTAGGCTTTGTAGTAAGGTATCAATAACATGGCTGAGATCAACGCCAATTTCGTAGTTCAACCGTTTGGTATCACTATCACTCCTGATGCGCCGGGCCTTAGTGTTACTGCGACTCCAACAAGCATAGGCGTATACAGTAGCGGACCTCCTGGTGCAGTAGGGGCGACAGGACCCACTGGCGCTACAGGACCAAGTGGTGGACCGACTGGTGCGACTGGTGCTACCGGCGCGACAGGGCAATTAGCAGCCACAGGTGCAAATCAACAGATATTGTACAACAATAGTGGCAACGTTGGTGGCAACGCAAATTTACTTTGGGATAATACCAATAGCAATCTAACAGTCAGTGGTAATGTTACTGTAACAACCAATATTTCAGCAGGTAATGTCTATGCTAATTCTGGTACTATTCGTGGTACTAATTTAGTAGGTATCACAGGTGGTATTAGTGGAAATTTCGTAGCCGGTAACGCAAATCTTGGTAATGCTGCCAGAGCAAATTTCTTTATTGGTAATGGTAGTTTGTTGACTGGTCTTGATGCAAGTCAAATCAGTAATGGCAATAGCAATATTCGTATACCTGCGGCAAATGGTAATGTTAATATTAGTGTGAGTGGTAATAGCAATGTTGTAGTTGTAACAGGTAATACCATGAATGTCAATGGTCAAGTACAAGCAACACAATTCGTAAGCAATGTGATTGGTAACACGCCACCTTTCATCGTATCTGCTACTGGTTTAGTCAGTAATTTAAATTGTGATGCCTTGCAAGGCTATTTCCCAAGTTTTGTTGCTAACGCACCTACAACAGTTGTTTTGCGTGATTCGGCAGGAGAGATACGAGTACTCACAGCAAACGCTAATCTTGTATTGGCAAATTTCATTACTGGTACATTGACTACTAATGCACAACCTAACATAACCAGTGTTGGCACTTTATCAAATCTTACTGTTTCAGGTAATATCTTAGCCAATAGTTTACGTAATGGTAATGCTGGATTTGTGATCACAGGCACAAATGCTAACAGCGAGATATATGGTGGTGCTGGCAGTACACCTAAGATGATTGTTGCAGATAATAAAATTTTACTAAACACCATATTAGAAGCAAATTTTATATATGCTGACAATGTGTTTAGTAACACAGGTGGCATCTATGCAAATACTGGTACTATAAAAGGCAATATCATAGAAGGCAACATCGCTAATATTAGTGGTAACATTAGTGTAAACAACGCCAACATCACTTCAAACATTAATGCCAATAGTGCAAACTTTACAGCAAATGTATCTGCAAATTATTTTATTGGTAATGGTGCATTGCTTACTGGTATCGATACTACTTTAATATCGAATGGTAATGCTAATGTAAGAACATTTGCCAATGCTAATGTTACTATAAGTGCTGAAGGTAATGCTAATGTCGTCACAGTCACCGGTGGATATCTATCTGCTAATGCAGTAAGAACAGATAATTTACAATATGCTAATGGTGTATCATATGATTTACAACCAACAGGCGGAAGTAATACAAATATTCAATTTAATGATGATGGTAATTTTGATGGTAGCAACTCATTTACTTTCAATAAAACTAGTAATACTGTAAGTATAACAGGAATATTAGATACAGCAAATGCTAGTGATGTGAATTTAGGTACTGTTGCAAATATCAGCATCACCGGTGGTACTAATGGATATGTATTACAAACGGATGGCGCTGGTAATTTAACTTGGGTAGCACAAACAGGTAATGCCGGCAATGGTAGCGTTGGTGGTAGCAATACTCAAATACAATATAATAATGGTGGTGCATTTGGTGGTATTTCTGGTGTTACTTTTAATAACACTACAAATGCGTTTTCTATAACAACACCGATCAATACTACTAATAAAATTATACTTGCCAATAATTCAATAAGCAATGCAAATAATAGTATTAGTATTGGGCGTAATGTCAATTTATATAGTCAATCAAATAATTTTATTGCGATCGGCGCTAATATATCGACCAATGTCAGTTATCCTGCTTCAAATGCCATAGTCGTAGGTGGCTTTGCTAGTGCTATAACTAATAATGCTATCATCTTGAATGCGACAGGTAATACTATTTCTACTGCGGTCAGTACATTATATGTGAAGCCAATAGCACAATCAGGTAGTCCTCAAGAAAATTTATTAAGTTATAATCCAATAGATGGAAGTATTTTATATGCAAATACTATACTAACTCCAAATGTTGCATTTGCAAACTTACCTAATGTAACTATTTCTGGTACTAGATTATTTGTAAATGATGCTAATACTACAACATTCTATGCTGTAGTAGGAGGTGGCGGTAGCAATTATGTACCAGTATTCAGCGATGGTACTAATTGGAGAGTTGGTTAATATAAATAAGATATAACACGCAACATTGCGAGGTAGTGATGTTGCGTCAATAATGCGAGGAAGCAGAGATGGCAAAATTCAGTCAAAACACGCTCAATCAAGTCGGTGGATTTGATGGGCAAGTACTAGCACAAGAACTAGTATACAATCAAAAAGATTTCTGGAATCTAGTATGGAGTAACATCACAAGTTACCCAAGTGGTTGGCAGACAGGCACTACACCAATCAACTTAACAGGTGCAACGATTGATGCGACAATCATTCGCAGAGCCATCACAAACTTCCGTGATAGTCGTAGTGGATATGACTTCACTATATCAGACTATCCATTAGTCAGTCAGATCACAACGATCACACAAACAACTACAGGTACAAACATATTGACTTGTAGTTCAACAGCAGAACTATTCATTGGTATGCCTGTACAATTTAAAGGTACAGTATTCGGTGGTGTAGCAATCAATACGACATACTATGTCAAAGAAGTGATTGACGCAACAAGTTTCACAATATCAGCAAGTCGTGGTGCAAGCCCAACATACACACCAGGTGCAGTATTTGCACTAAGCACAGCAAGTGGCACTATGACGATGAATCGCATAGAAGCACTTCCAATCAGTCTATCAATCACTAATCGTGTGAACGCAACAGGCAGTTTCACATTAGTCATCGATGAAGAAACATGGGCAACTATAGGTCGTGATAGTTTGCAAGTCACATACTCAGGACTTCCTGGTGACCCCGATCTTGGCATCAATGCTACAGATCCAGCATGTTTCACAGGTAGAATCAAGATCAGTTTTCCCGCGAGTGGCACTACCCCTGCATATGATGAGAGCATATTCTTGTTATTCTTGGTAGCGTCAGACGGCGTATATAATTAAGGAGTCAATAACATGGCAAATCAAGTAAGTGTTAATGGCTCAGGTGTCGTACAAGTAAACATTGAACCCACACCAAACGTAGTAGTACAAGTAGATCGTGCAATCGTACCAGTAGGTGCTAGTGGTGCTACAGGTCCACAAGGACCCACTGGAGCGACAGGACCCATAGGTGCTACAGGAAGTACAGGCCCACAAGGTAGTACAGGTTTGGGAGCAACAGGTGCTACTGGACAAACAGGACCCACTGGTGCTACAGGATTGACTGGTGGCACAGGTCCACAAGGAAGCACAGGTGCTACTGGCATACAAGGACCACAAGGTGCTACTGGACTCACAGGAGCGACGGGTCTGACAGGACCAACAGGCAGTACAGGACTTACTGGACCTACTGGCGCGACAGGACTAACTGGACCTACTGGTCCACAAGGTGCTACAGGAAATGTTGGCCCGACAGGCGCTACAGGTATTCAAGGTAGCACAGGACCTCAAGGTGCCACAGGCAATACAGGTGCCACTGGTGCTACAGGCGTGTTCGCTAGCCAATTCATAGCAAACGTTGATGCTATGGGCTATAATCTAACAAACGCTAATGTCATCACAGCGAACACATTCAATGGTGATGGTTCAAATATCACTAATGTAAGTGCAAATTTAGTAAATGTCAGCAATGCTAATGCTACATCAAATAGTGAATTCTTGATCACTTTTGTAAGTGCAGAAAGTGGCAATGTCAAATTAAATGTCGATAACAGCGGTGAGACATTAAAATACATACCAAACACAGGTACATTATTAGCAAATATCGTTGATATCAATACATTAACTAATGGTGGTGGTGAAGATATCGATCTTGATGTCAGTAACAATAGTATACGCATGAGCGTGACTGGTCTTGCCAATGCTTTAACTATCGATAGTTCAAATACGAATCTAGCAGCCAATCTAAATGTTGCCGGTATAACTAGTTTAGGTAATGTTGGTAATGTAAAGATCACAGGTGGCGTGGCTAATTATGTGTTGCGCACAGATGGCACTGGCAACTTAAGTTGGGTCATACCACAAAGCGGTGCAACAGGTGCTACTGGACCCGTAGGTGCGACTGGTCTGACAGGACCTACAGGTGCAACTGGCTTAACAGGTGCAACTGGAGATACAGGTGCTACCGGACCTATAGGCGCAACAGGTGCAACAGGATCATTTAGCGGAACATTGCTTGCGAACTTAGATGCAAATGGATTTAGCATAAGCAATGCCAATACTATCACATCAAACTATTTTATAGGTGATGGTAGCAACTTATCTAACATAACTGGTGCTAATGTCACTGGTCAAGTACCATATGCTAATGTTACTGATTATGTCAATGTAGCATTAGCCAATAGTAGTCTTACTTCATATAAGGTAGCACTTGTTGATTGGATAGCAGGCAATCATAGAATTGAAGTCGATCTAAGTCATCTAACTTTCAATGCTAACACAAATACATTATTAACAACTAATTTCTCAGCAAACGGTAATGTTGTAGCAAATATTGTAACAGCAAACTACTTTAGTGGTGATGGTAGTAACATCAGCAATATAACTGCTGCCAATATCACAGGTACAGTAGCAAATGCAAACTATGCCGCATACGCAGGTAATGTTGAAAGCGGCAATGTCAATAATGTAGCAAGCAACACTCAAGTATTGTACAGTAATGTAGGCAAGATCGAAGGTAGCAATGCATTCACATTCAATAACACTAGCAATACAGTAACCATGCAGGTCGCTAATGTCACTAGCACATTAGATGTCACAGCAAATGCCACATTCGCAAACGTGATCATATTGACAGGTAATGGTGCTGTCGATATCACGGGTCAACCTGATGGTAATGCACAAAACCGTAGAAATCTAACAATGCAGGGTGCTAACATCAGTAATGCATTACCAAGCAATACTATAGCAGGTAATGCAAGTATCAATGGTGGTACAGCAAATAGCACCGATGCAGGTAACGTATTCATCGCTAGAGGTGGTGCTGTACAAGGTCAAGGCGGTATTGGTGTAACAGCAAATGGTAACGCATTAGGTGGTGCCGTAACATTCACAGCAGGTTCAGGTCTTTCAACATTAGGTAATGCTAATGGTGGTGTTGTCGCCTTCACTGGTGGTTTAGCCGTAAGCAATGCTAGTGGTAATACTGTAGGTGGTGCTGTCAATTTCACTGGTGGACAAGCAAGTGGTAATGCTAACAGCACTAGCGGCGCTATCACTATAAGATCAGGTGCCGCAAGATGTAACACCGCAGGTTTTACTGCTACTACAGGTAATATTGCATTACAGATCGGTAACACCAACAGTCCTACAAGCAATGTGCGTGGTAACATCAATATCGGTATCGATGCTAATAGTGCTATTACAAACCCACCAACTGCTATCAATATTGGTTCTAACTTAGCACCAGTCAACATAGGTGGTGAGGCTAACGTAGCAGGTAATTTAAATGTTGGTAATGGTAATATTGTCTTAAGTGCTAATGGTAACATTAGTTTTAATCAAGGCAATGCTAATGGATTGATAGTCACTAATATCTTTAGCAAAGCAAATTCTAATGTCAAGATGTCATTTGCTGGTAATAGCATATTCTTCACAGATCAAGATAGTAATACTGTAGCACAAATGAGCAATAATGGTATACAGACAAGTCAGACTTATCTAGTAGAAAAAGATATCACTACAAGCATATTACCACAAGCATTGTATAGCGTAGCATATAATAATGCCAATACTCAGACTGCGCAATTGAGTTTTTATAGATTGCGCGGTAATGTTGGTAATGCATTGCCAGTAGCGAATAACGACTATGTGATGCACATGCCGTGCTCGGCATACATCGATAGTGGCAATACTTTCAGTAAAGTCGCTGATCTAAGAGTTGAGATACAAGATACAGATCAAGCAGGTACTTATAGTGGTCGTCAAATCAATGATATTCGTGGTGCAAACAGCAAGATCGTCAATAGTGCGAATCAAACAATATTCACATTAGACAATAGCACATTTGTTGCCAATGCTACAATATATGGTAATGGTTATATCAATACCAACAATCGCATAGAATATTTGCGCACATATGGAAGTTTCAGTAATGGTAACGATATTGCTATCACAGCAAACACAGTTGCCAACTTAGACTTGCCAACTACTGCATCAGCAAATGGTGTCAGCATAACAAGTAACAATCAAATCACCATAGCAAGAGCAGGTACTTATAACTTCCAGTTTAGTCTGCAATTGATCAATACTGATAATGCCGCAGAACACGAGTTTGATGTTTGGTTCGCTAAGAACGGTACTGATATTGCAAATAGTGCAACAACTTATACTGTGATCAAGAATAATGGTAAGAATGTTGCCGCGATAAACTTCATCGATACTTGTAGTGCAAACGATTATTATCAGATCAGATATGCGGCAAGTAGTGCTAACATATCATTAGAGACATTCCCTGCTATCACTACACCATATAATAGACCAGCAGTACCAAGCGCAATCGTAACAGTAGTACCAGTCGGTGCATAAGGAAAATGAACATGCTAGAAACATTGATCGCATTTATTAAAAGTTTACCTGCTTGGCTTGGTGCAGTTGCAGAAGTGTTGGTAGTAGCCATCATATTCATGACTGCTGTGACATTCCTCGCAGGAATATGGTGTGGACTACGCATCATTGGAAAGAGGGCAAATAGTATACAAGAGATACAATTCTTTCCACCAAGGATCATTTTTAAACAAAATGATAGTGTTATAACCGAGTTTATCGATAAGAAGACTAAATAAATTCGTAGGGTGTGCGCTTTTCCATTATGTTGAGTGCCAAAATCCGTCCTATTTAGACTAAGCCATAGTCTATCCGTATAGCACACCCTACATCTACTAATAAAGTCGCCCACTTCCGTGCGATCTGTGGGCGATAGATACTTTAGCCTTGCAACAATTTTGAGAGTGCTCCTTATTTTAAAATAAGAATCTTGGGGCTAATATGCACGACCTAAATTAGTACCACGATTTGTGCGCCTTCGTGGTCAGAGATTACAAATGATCAACTTATATGGATTGACTAAGAAGAGTGTTGATCTAGATACACAAATACAGTATAAAAAACCTTCGTAATAAAATCAACTATTATGGGTGAATTGGTTTACTGAAATCCATTAATGGCATATCTAATTTTTTTACTTCCAATGTAAAAGTAAAATTTTCAAATAAATCATAATTGTCATTGATTTTAACATGTGGAAAATTTTTATTGATTTCTTTGTATAACATAAAAAGAATTTCACGCAAGGCTGCTCTTTTTCCTTCAATATTTTCCAATAACATTTTGACCACTTTAGCAGTTTTAGGATCTGTATCTTTTTTACCCAACTGAATAGCAAAATCTTCTTGCTTATTCAATTCTAAAAATTCATCCTTGATGAATTTTCCAAAGTCAATAGTTTTAGTTTGATTCATTTGTTTTCTCCTTTGTGTTTACAATTATCAAAATGCCAACGTTTTAAGATAGGCCCTCCTATCTTACCACAATGCGGGCAAGTAAATTTTATTTTAGGTACGCCACGTTGTTTAGCCGCCTTTTGTTCTAATACTTTTTTACCTTCAGGTGTTTTGTAAAACTCCTTTTGTGCTTTACCAATATTCTTTTTATGATCTTCAGTTTTAGGTTGACTGAATTGATCAATGACCTGTTGTCTGCGTTCTTCACTAGCATTCGCCCATGCTAAAATTCTACTTGCATGTTGCTTTGCTTGAAACTCAGGATCAGTCCAATTTTCCTTACTGATTTTGCCCATGAGTTTAATGAATTTAGGACTCTTGTAAATCTCTTGTTGCTTTTTTAACCATTTAGGATCTTTGTTACGTGCAAGATTAGCAAGCACGTAATTAAGATTAGGATCCATCAATTCTTCATGTGACAGCCCAGGTAAACTAAGATTACCCCATTCGTTTTTGTCATTAGTCATATTGATCACTTCCACAATTGTTGCAACATACGATTAGTGAGATCAGTGCCATAACCATTGTGATGAATGATATCGGCAATCTTGATCGCTTGACGAGGAGTAACTTCTACCAAACGCCTATAGTTATTGCTCATGTATTCGATAGTTTGATCGATGACCTTTTTAGGGTAGCCACCTGCAAAATCAATACAATTTGTACCAAGCATATCTACGTTTTGTACAAGGTGCATAGTGTACATGAATTTTTGTTCGTCACTAAAATTGCATTCAGCAAAATTAAAACGACTAAGAATAGCATTCTTCCATTGCTTGATACTCTTACCGATATCTTGCTTGCGATCATTGGTGATCCAAATTACGCTACCATTAAAATCAAATTCATGAGGTACATCAAATTCTTCCATCAATGCATTTCTTTTTGTAGTTTCCCAACTTACTTGACGATTTTGACCAAGATCAACAGCACCAAGCAACATAGGAATAATCTGTCGTTTTTCATGGTGATGGATAATATCACAATCGTCAGCAACCAAGATACGATGTTTGGCTCGATTCAAAAACAATTTGACATATAATGCGGCAGCAGTAATTTTACCGCCCTTAATATATTCAACATTTGAAGCATGATTAGTATCACGCAATGCTTTTTTAACAGTATGTGTTTTACCTGTACCCGCATCGCCTGATACGATCAGACCATTGATTGCGCTATTTGGATTTTGCACAAAACTGACTGTCTGTGCATAGATGCCGTCGAAAGTATCTTGTACTTCTTTGGCAATAGGGTTGATAGGATAGATGCCGAATTGGCCGTTGTGTTTGATAGACATATAAATCTCCTTAAAGTTTATCTAAAGTGTTCGTGACATTAGACCTTGACGTATCAAGAAATTGTCACGAACGATTGTTATAGTAACAAAATTATTTATTCAAATCAATCATTATGGGCAAGTATAAATCTTACCACTAGTATGATCTTGCCAAAAACCTGCACGGTTATTGGCACACTTACTTTGTTGGTTCTGCTTACCTAACGCGCCTGCGATAGCGCCAACTACCACGATAGTACCTACAGTTTTCAATATGGTCATAGTGTCTTGTTTAGCGATCTCACGATCAATATGATAACCAACAGCCCGTTGCTGATCAGGCTGATTGTGTGGATTGATCGTAGCGCAACCTGTCAATGACAGACATGTTGCTAGAACCACGAGATTTTTCATTAGTCTCTCCGAAAAACAGCGAAATTGCTATGTTGTTATAATACTGTACTATGCAGGTAATGTCAACCTTAAAAACCCTATATAAATCAACAACTTACACAGATGTTAGCGTAAGTTATTGATTTATAACGACTTTTTTGCAAGAAATTTTTGCCCGAAATATGTTGTATTTTAGCAACAAAGCAAAAATACCCAAATAACTAGGATTATATAGTATATTTGTGTAATATGATAAATACTTTAACATATAGGAGGACTATGCATGGTTAACAAATATAATGACGGGCTTGATAATGAGACTGTCAGACAAATCATCACTACATATCGTAGACCAATGAACGAAAAGACCAAAGTGATCATAAATGATCTAGGTACGGTAGTTGGAGAAAAAAACTCTAATTCGAATTTGAACTTGAATCTTAATAAGAATATTAACTTGAATAAGAATACATTTCGTCCCGGTAGTGACGAAAATGATGGCGCACCAGAGGTGCGCTGTGTTCCAGAAAAACCTTTAGTGGCAGAGCCGGGAGTGAATAGTGTTGTGGGTTTTGGGGGTGTAATGGCAGCACAGTCCAAAATAGACAAGATGGGCTATAAAAGAATCAGTACTAGCGCCATATACACAGAGATCAATGTACAGATATCAAATGTGCGTGATGAGGGCAAGAATATGCGTTGTCGCGTGTATGTGTCATTGAAAGAAAGCACAGATAAGCAATATAGTGTTTTCTTGTCAGGTGCTATGACGACTAGCAAATATGAATTGGTACGAGGTGCCAAAGAGAATCAGCAAGTGTTAGGTGTCATCAATAGTTTCAAAGGACGCAGACCAGATAGCATGGTAGGTCGATTGCGCTATAAGCCATTACGCGGCTTTGCTAGTGATTTCCATAAAAAGAATCTAAAATCGGCATTGATCATGATCTATGAGAACAATGGCATGTTAGAAGCAGAATTTTATCTATTGGGCGAGTTCATCACTATACCATTAGATCAGAAATTATCATTGAAGCAACAGAAATATTATGACGCATGTGGCATCTATAGATTGGAACTAGGAGACTTGTCAGATGAAGAAGAATTCGAATAAGCACGAACCAATGACTAAACATCTATATCATGACATGAAGATAACAAGAGGGCCCTATGGCCCACATCTATATAAGATGACATGCAAATCATGTAATAAATTCATAAAATGGGCTACCGATAAAGAAGTGATAGCCTATGAGGAGATAACAAATGAACAAGTATAAGATAACTTACAACCATAAAAACACTAGGAGTAATAACACATATGTCAATGTAAACAATCACGATCATGATGTGTTCATGAAGAATGTGTTAGCCATCAATAGTTATATGCAGGAACTTAGTTTGACTAATGATCCTGATGTGCAAGCATTCATGAAATGGTGGCGTGGTATAGACAAGAAATACCCATACAGCAAGAAGTTAGGTAGACATAATAGCCCAGAAAGCATGATGGCAGGACTAGTCAATAATATCATGTACGGCAATCAGCGTGATCTGTCATTAGAGCAATTACCATTCTATGAAGAAATCACTAATATCGCGGTAGAAGTCATTGAAGAACTCAATAGTGTCAAAAAGTACGATCTACAACCAAATCATAAACTCACTCAGATAGCGTTTGGATTGGGTTTTTGATAAGTACTAGATGCCAAGACAAAGAAAACCCTATACATTAGAACAGAAAATAAAAAGCCATATGGCAGGCGCTAATAGCACTAACAAAGCACAACTCAAGAGGATAGAAAAACTAGTGATCACAGAAGAACTAGAACAAGTTCCATTGAGCGAGATATATGTCTATATGAACAAAGAATGGCAATTCAAGGGCATGAATTGCAGATTATGTAATACATTATTGACCGATACTAGGGTCATAGACAAGCATCGTTATATCTGTACTGTCAACAAGCAAAAAATGAAAACAAATGGCTTTGACTAAATACTTTAATGAATCAATCATTAGATGCCAACAAAACAATCGACACACTCAAATTAAGATTTTACAATGAATGGTTATATGCCAATCATGTATATGACGAAGGCGATAGCGGCTTTCACAAAGAACTGACTACTAAAGTAGTTGGTGACTATGTAGACAAATTAAAGTTACCATTGTCAAGCAAGATACTAGACTTAGGTTGTGGTCCAGGGTATTTCCTAGACGAGATGAAAACTCGAGGATACACAGATGTCACAGGAGTCACACTAAGTCCAGGTGACATACAGTTATGCCAAAATAAAGGTCATACTGTCAAGCAATATGATCTAAGTTTCTTGCCACAAAATGATGGCTATCATGACGAGAGCGTAGACTTCATATTCTTGCGCCATGCACTAGAACATAGCCCATATCCAATCTTTAGCCTCATGGAGTATAATCGCATACTCAAGCAAGGAAGAAGCATTTACATAGAAGTACCTGCTCCAGACTGTGAGCGTCATCATGAATATAACTTGAATCACTATAGCATATTGACACAAAAGATGCTTGCGGCGTTATTATTACGCACAGGATTCGATATCGCTAGATTTGAGACATTAGAGTTCACATTAAAGATGCCAGGCGTCAACAACACAGTCAAAGATGTCAAAGAACGATTTTTCTGCATATTAGCCACGAAGATAAGACCATTAGATGTGAAATAAATAATATAAAGGAATACATCTATGCCAGTAAAAGAAGTCAGAAACAGTTCAGGTAAGATCATGGGCTATCGTTGGGGTACTACAGGTAAAGTCTATCGCAAACGTGAAGATGCCGAGAAACAAGCAAGAGCCATTTATGCGAGTGGTTACAAAGAGAAAAAGAAATAATAAAGGTGAACAAATGAATTACAAGATGGTAAGAGCAGAAGACAGTATCGTATGGGTGACTGTGCAACCATTGATGAATAATGTCAAACAAGCATTAGACAATGCAAAAAACATAGACACAAGTGAGATGAGTACTGACGACAAGCGTGGTGTTGATTTCACTATATTGAGCATGGAAGCAGTATATAACTTCTTGGGTAGTTTGATGACTGAGCAAAACATCAATGAGATGATTGCCAATGCCAAACCTGATATCACACATACAGGGAGTTTGCACTAATGTTCATGACAGATATTTGGAATCGTAAGTTCGACAATAAAAAAGTAGACATCATGAACAAGATGGTCACCGAACTTAGTTTGTATATGACCGATACAGAAACAGATCGTTGCTTAGACTTCATGTTTACTATCGAGGATAGCAAATTCGATGTCAATCCAACTGTCACAGATTGCAAGACACAATTGAAACTTATACTTGGTAGTGATCGTTATGATGAGATCGTTGAACAATGGAAACAAAACAATCAAAAGATATTGAGCGTGTTTGGTACATTGAAGTTTAAAAACAAACTAGATACTACTGACAAGACATTGTATGATGGTCTTGATCCAACAGATAATCCAGAAGATTGGGAGAAAATTTATGTATGATAAGAAACCTAAGCCTAGACCAAAGCCAGGCCCAAGACCAAAGAGGTAATCTATATGAAAAACACAACTAAACCTGTGAAATTACCACAGACAAATCAACAAGGCAAGAAGGTTGGCGCAGACGCTAAAGCATGTTGGAGTGGTTACAGATATAGTGGCACAGTCAATGGTCGTGATGTCTGTACGCCTGTAAAGAAAAAATGAGTTACCGTCCCACAGAACAAATGGCAAACAATGCCAAACGCGGATTAAAAATGCGTGATGAAAGCACACCTAGCAACAGAGGTGGCACGGCTGTGGGTCTTGCTAGAGCAAATCAGTTTGCAAAGCGTGAGAGTGTTAGTTTAGAAACTGTCATGCGCACATATCAATTCTTGAGCAGAGCAAGAGTCTATTATAAGCCAGGCGAAAATACCAAAGGTACACAAGCATATCTATTGTGGGGCGGACCTGCTGGCTTGACATGGGCAAGTAAGATATTGCGTGATGAAGGAGTCATCTGATGTATGATCATGTTGAAGAACTACAGCGTGTCAATATTATGGATGAAAAACAGATCGTATTGAAGGTCAGAAATTTTAAGAAATTTGGATTCATGACAAGTCAACAATTCCATGAACTTAAACAAGCGATAAGTGACAGATTACAAACGCATGGATATGAACTAGTGAGTGCTTGCTGTGGAAGATTTAGTGTTGCCAAAATTAATAAAGAGTGATGGTACTATCGTCAAGATAGTCAAAGGAGATAGCCAATGTTTGAAAAACAATCAAAAAAACCAAAAAGTAATCGCGGTGGACGCAGACAAAACAGCGGCAGACCCAAAGGATCAACTAATAAGATCAGTCCTGCAACGTTGCTGAACGATTTCCGTCGTGAGCAAGGCATGACTTTTAGTCAGTTCATAAACAAAAAGATACGTGATGCTGAACTAGACAAGAATGATGAATTAGTCAGCAAATATATCCTAGGATTGACAAAGTACATCATACAAGATGTGCAACAGATCGATCATACAACTAATGGTGAGAGTCTAAAGACTGTATTCAATTTCCCACAAAAGGAATTGAATGATTGGACTCCAATCTATTCATTAGAAAATGCAAAGAAAGATTGATGTTCCATTATATGGTGAGCAAGTTACTTTGCTCAAAGACATGCTTGATAGTGACAAGCATTGCATCCATATTGTGCCTGTTGGTTCCGGGAAAACTTTTCTGGCTGCTATCGCTCTTCCTATCTTTGCCACTGATGTTCGCTATCACAAAAACAAAGACATAATCTATAGCGCACCTACTGGTGCTATGATCAAGTCACTAATATGGGAACCATTAAAGAAATCGTGCATCAATCATTTTGGTTTGCGTGATGGCATCGATATCAACAATAGTGAACTAACGATAAAGTTTCCCAATGGCGTGTTCATACGCTGTAAAAGCGCAGAGATGCGTGAAAACTTACGAGGTCTCAATGTAGGCGTATGGATCGCTGACGAAGCGGCATTGTACACCAGTGAAACATTACAAGAGATCACAAACAGATTGCGTCCTAGTGTGGGTCAACCCGATAGTCAAGGTAGACTGATCGTGATAAGCACGCCCAGCGGCACTGGACCACTGTACGACCTATTCAAGATGGCTCTTGAAAGGCCCGAAAAGTACATCGTACGGCACTATAACTATGAGCAGATGCGTAGTGGTAATCGAAATTATATCGATGAACAAAAACGCATACTCAGTCCCCTCAAGTTCGCGCAAGATTATCTATGCTCTTGGGAGAGCGTGGCTGATCAGTTTTATTATTCATTTAATATACACAAACACACAGTGGATGACATAGCAGATAGACGTACTGACTTATACACTTTTCATGACTTCAATAAAAGGGTGATGACGGCAATCGTTGCACAAGTCATCGATGAAGGTTTACCTACATCACGATTAGAAGTGTTGAAGAGTTATGCCATCAAAGATTGTAGCACAGAAGGAATAGCAGATGCGATCAGACAAGATTTCCCAAAACGCAGACTTTATAGTATCATTGACATGTCAGGTACTCAAGTCAATCGTGACACGACTAGCCCATTCGGCGTCACAGATCGTATCATACTTGAGAAATATGGTTTCCAGATAGTCAATAGTCGCAAGAGCAATCCATTAATCTCAGATACAGATAATACTGTGAATGGTTTCATCAACGCAGACAGATTGCGTATCAAGAAAGATGACAAACTATTGATAGAAGCATTGACCACATATCATTTCGAAGATGGTAGTCGCAAGCGTCTAGTAAAGTATACTGAGCAGAAGTATGCACACATAGACGGATTAGGTGATTGCTTGCGTTATGGCATACATCATCTGTTCCCAATACAACATGATCAAAAAATACATGAGTATGTAGGCATGGATCCACGCTATGCACGAATGAATGATCCTGCAAACAAATATAAACCAGAAAGTCCATTGTATCCTGGTGGACCAACATGGGAAGACATCGTTAGCGGTGATGAAATAAATGAAGACTATCAAGTATACTAAATAATAGTATGCTTACGAAAACAGGAAAAATACGCAAGAAATCAAAAACGACAAGCGCATATGAGCGCATGATGAAGCGTGTCGATATACCAAAAGATAAAAGTAAATGCTGGTTATGGACTGGACCAGTGAACAACGCGGGATATGGTATGATTCGTGGCGACCATGGCATACCAAAAATGATAACAGTTCATAGAGTCGCAGGTAAAGAAAAAGGTCTAGACATAGAAAATAATGAGACACAACATACATGTCTCACAAAAAATTGTGTGAATCCTGATCACTTAGTAGAAGGTGATGCATTATCTAGATCAAAAAGAGTTATAGCAAAGTATGGTAACAAATGGCAAACACCAAAAGAGCCATATAAGACATGCGATTATTGTGGCGGCACAAGTCATGTGATATGGTTTGGTCGTATGCATGATGAATGCTATACATATAAACCTGTACTAAAGCATAAATAAATTATACAATTATGAGGTAAAGCCATGGACTTTGACATGATGGTCGAGATGTACAACATCAGTAAATTTTATATTCCGCAAGACGATCATTATGATCTAGCAAAAGATGTCGTGAGATATCTCACAGACATGGGACATAGCACACAAGAGATCGACAGAGCCTTTGGTGAGTTCCCAGAAGTTATGAAAGCATTAGATGAGTTTGACATGTACAGTCAAGAAACTGAAGATGTCATGGACATGGATCCACAAGAATACGCTGCCATGGAACAAGAAGAATACCTCGATGAAAGATTCGGCGGCGATTATTATGAATATCTAGACGATAGTGAATAATCGTCAACGGAAACAAATATGAATGTACATGAATTAACTCATAAAAGTCCTATATACAATGCTGTCTATGAACAGATGTTAGCATACCAGTATGCATATTTGGGGGGACAGATTTTTAAGACATATGTGCGCAAGAAAAGACCAAGCGAAGATAGCAATCTTTATATCGATCTAGTAAACAACACAGTCGCACAACCTATATGCCGTTATATCGTTGACACTATCAACGATGTATTGTTTGAACCAGGCATCAAACGTGAATTAAAATTCTGCACACCAACAGGTGCATATATCAATCCTAATAACACAGAGTGGGCACAGTTGATGTTGCTTGATAGTGATCTACAAAACAGATCATTAGATAGTTTCATGGAACAAGTAGGTGACCTCACTAGCATATATGGATATTGCTGGGTCTTTGTAGACATGCCTAAACAAGATGAAGGCAATCTAGGCAGACCTTATGTTGTCGCTGTCAATCCACTCAACGTATGGAATTGGGAATGGGAATGGTTCGGTGGCAAGCCAATGGTCAAACATGTCAAAGTATTAGAAGCCGAAGACAAAGACAATTATTATTTGAAGTGCTATCATCTTGGTACTGACGAATATCCAAGTTATTGGAAGAATTACCGTGTAGGTAAGAATGTCAGCAAGAATGATGTAGAAGAGATAGGTACAGGTACTTATCCTGCAGGCATGGCAATACCAGGCTTTATAGCATATGGTCGCAGAGATCCAAGAACAATGGATCTAGGCGTTAGCGATATCGATAGCGCAAGTGACGCACAGCGTGAACATTATAAATTAGAATGTGAAGCATACACATCAATACAGTTCGCAAAGACTATCATTCGTGCAGATAAAGGCGTAAGCATTC